TCTTTAGCGGCATCAGCCTTCTTCTTTCGTGCTGAAGCACTCATATCGGTTGCTTTGCCCGCACCACTGAAAATAGTGCCTTGAGTAGTAGTTTTCGTTTTCGGCTTTTCGGCCTTCGGCTTTGCCTTCTTTGGAGGTGCCGCCTCTTCCTTCGCCTCGGGCTTCGGTGCCTCTTCCTTTGGTGCCGGTTTGCCGCCATACGCTTCTTCACGCTTGGCCCGTGCGTCTTTTGCCCCCTTACCTCCTGAAAGCCGACCACTATCGGTCC